TAAGTCGTCTAGCATTAGATCTTATCGCAGATTATAAAAAAGACAGAGTATCAAGATTAGATTGGGAACAAACTTATGTTCAAGGTTTAGATCTATTAGGATTTAAATATCAAGACATGACTAGACCCTTTCAAGGAGCAACAGGAGTTACACACCCTATGCTTGCAGAATCAGTTACACAATTTCAAGCACAAGCGTATAAAGAATTATTACCAGCAGAAGGTCCAGTAAGAACTGAAGTAGTTGGATTAGAGACACCAGATATTTTAAAACAATCAGAACGAGTTAAAGATTTCATGAACTATATGTTGATGGAAAAAATGGAAGAGTACACTCCAGACTTTGATCAATTATTATTTTATTTACCATTGTCAGGATCGGCATTTAAAAAAATTTACTATGATGAAATATTAAAACGAGCAGTATCTAAATTTATACCTGCTGATGATTTAGTAGTTCCATATTATGCAACCGATCTTAAAGATTCTGAGCGTATTACTCATGTTGTTAAAATGAGTGAAAATGATGTTATCAAATATCAAAAAGCTGGATTTTATGTAGATGTAGAATTAATTCCTAAACAACCAGAACAAACAGCTATACAACAAAAATTATCTGAAATTGAAGGTGTAAAACCAAGTGGAGACACAGTCTATCAATATAATATTTTAGAAATGCATGTTGATTTAGATTTAAGTGAATATGAAACAACAGCAGATACAGAAGAACGAAATGTTAAAATACCTTACATTGTAACTATTGATGAAGGTTCTCAACAAGTTCTATCTGTTTATAGAAATTATGAACAAAATGATCCATTAAAAACAAGAAAAGAATATTTTGTACATTTTAAATTTTTACCAGGTTTAGGATTTTATGGTTTTGGATTAATTCACATGATAGGCGGATTATCTAGAACTGCTACTTCTAGCTTAAGACAGTTATTAGATGCAGGTACTCTTGCTAATTTACCAGCAGGATTCAAGAGCCGTGGAATTAGAATCAGGGATGATGACCAACCGTTCCAGCCAGGTGAGTTCAGAGACGTAGACGCACCAGGCGGAAACATAAAAGATCAGTTTCAAATATTACCATTTAAAGAACCATCACAAACTTTATTTCAATTATTAGGTTTCGTGGTCCAAGCAGGTCAAAGATTTGCTTCAATAGCAGATATGCAGGTTGGTGATGGTAACCAACAAGCAGCAGTAGGCACGACTATAGCTTTATTAGAACGTGGTTCTAGAGTTATGTCAGCTATTCATAAGCGATGTTACTACGCAATGAAACAAGAATTTAGAATTTTAGCAGATGTATTTTCAGATTACTTACCACCAGAATATCCATATGCAGTTTATGGTGCAGATAGAAATATTAAAGCATTAGACTTTGATGGTAGAGTAGATGTTATTCCAGTTGCAGATCCAAGTATTTATTCAATGGCACAAAGAGTTACACTTGCAAACGAGAATTTAAAGATTGCAATGTCAAATCCACAGATGCATAACTTGAGAGAAGCATACAGAAGAGTATACGAAGCATTAGGAACTAGACAAATTGATGATCTATTGATTCCAGAAAAAGAACCAATGCCAGAAGATCCAGCTACAGAGAATTCTAAAGCACTTAGAATGGAAATGTTAAAAGTATTTCCAGAACAAGATCATGTTTCACACGTTAATGCACACACAATATTCATGCAAAGCAGAATGGTACAAACAAACCCTATGGTTTATGCTTTACTACAAGGACATATTTCAGATCACATTGCTTATCAAGCACACGGAGAGATTGGTGCTACACTAATGCAAGATCCAAACATGGTCGCTATGCAACAACAAGATCCAAATGGATATCAAGTACAATTTAATTCCTTTGTTGCTAAAAGAGTTGCAGAATTAACTCAACAATTAGTACAAGCAGAAGGTGGAGAACAACAAGACCCATTAGTAATGTTGAAACAAAGAGAGTTAGACCTTAAAGCTTTAGACATTCAAAGACGTTCTAATGAATCTCAACAAGATATGGAGAGAAAAACTTACGAATTTGAAGATAGACTTGATGTTGAGAAGATGAAACTTGAAAATCAAGAGCAACAAGCAGGTGAAAGAATAAAAATTGCAGAAGAAAAATTAAAAATAGCTAGAGAAAAGAACCAGCAAGCCTTTATTCCTAAAAGATGAGTGCATATCTTAAAAATCCTACAATTAAAAAAATAAAAAAACTTAAAATTAGTAAAATAGTACAACCAAAGATTAAAAAAATCAAAATGTCAGGCGTAAGGTTTGGCCCACCTCCTAAAAAAGGACCTTCTTCTCAAGGAATGAAGATGGGTGGATATATTTCTAGACAAAACAAAAATAAATAGTATATATCTTCTTAAAAAATAGGAGATATATGATTGAAGCGTCTTACAATAAATTAACAAAAGAACAAAAATTAATATTTTTAGCTGGGGTATTTGAAGGAGAGGGATCTTTTGGATTTTGGGGAAAAGAACAAAAAACAAATAGGTATCTTAGAGCACAAATTAGAATGTGTGATGAAGATGTTGTAGTTAGATTTATAGATTATTTTAAATTAGGGTGTATAACAACAAACTTACCAAAAAACAAAAAACACAGTAGATCATGGAAATGGACTGTATCTGGTAACAAAGCAGTAGACGTGATGTTGCAACTTAACCCATTTCTTGGTATAAGGAGACAGGAGAAATTTAAAGAATGTTACCAGTTTTACAAGCAATTGCACCCTTAGCAAAAATCTTATTTAACACAATAGATAAAGCAGTTCCCGATAAAGACTTAGCAGCAAAATTAAAGGCAGATCTGCAAACGCAGATGCTACAATCACACACACAAGAATTAACAGCAGCAGCTAGAATTATAGAAGCTGAAGCTAAGGCTGGATGGTTTGCATCTAGCTGGAGACCTTTATTAATGTACGTATTAATTTTTATATTAATATGGAATTATGTATTAGGACCAGTAATCCTATTCTTTTTTAAAGCCTCTATAACTATAACTCTTCCAGGAGATGTATGGACACTATTACAAATAGGTCTTGGAGGGTATGTGGTCGGCAGGAGCGCAGAATCCGTAGCTAGAACAATGGCTAACAAACCACAATCAGCTAAAGAACAAGAAAACGGGTAGTGAAATACCTAGTTATTTTATTATTGCTTTCTTCTTGCAATAATATAAATTCATCTAATATACCAGCTGGGCAATCTATAACTAAAAGGTTTATAATTGAATTTTAAAGATAAAGGGCCAAACGATTTAGAAAATATTATTTTTAAATTACAAAACCAAATTAAAAAATTAAAAAAGAAGCTAAAAAAATGATATTTAATTTAATAAAAAAATTTTCATCTTGGTTAGATTATTGGATCTGGAGACAAGAATTGAAAAAAAGAAGTAAGAGAAATAGTAAATAAATATATGATGGATATAAATACATTGCAATTTATAAGGAATTACGTGAGAAAACGTATAGAAGAAACCAGGCAAGATATTTGCTATGGTATAGACACGTTAGACAGGCTCCACTATGCTAAGGGCAGGCTCAGCGCTTTAGAAACGCTGCTACAGGATCTTAAAGACCTGCAACATAAAGAGGAGAGTATAGATGACGATAGTAGTACCAAACCAGAAATTAGTTTTCCCGACTAATTCTTCTGACAAATCTGAAGACACATCAAAAAATAAAATACCTACAGACGCTAAAGGCATTAAAGAGTATTTAGAATCCCTTCCAGAACCTATTGGTTACCGTATGTTAATACGACCATATGCTGGAGAATCTAAAACTAAAGGTGGTTTAATTTTATCGGAAAATACACAAGACACTATTGCTATGACAACCGTTATTGGAATCGTAGTTAAAATGGGTGATCTTTGTTATTTAGATAAAGAAAAATTCCCTACAGGCCCATGGTGTAAAGAAGGTCAATTTGTGATGTACGGCAGATATGCTGGATCTCGTTTCAAAACAAAATATGGTGAACACCGTATTTTAAATGATGATGAGATTATTGGTCTTGTTAAACGTCCACAAGATATTCTTCACTTATACTAAAGGAAAAAACAAATGATAGATGAAAAAAAACTTCCAGAAGTGGAACTTGATCTTGACGATGTCAAAGAACAAGAAATACAAATAAAAGAAGAGTCAAAATCAGAGAAAAAACTACCAAGTTTAAATGTTGGTGAAGTTGATCTTGGTTATACAACTCATTCTAAAGAAGATAAAAAAGAAAAGGTTGAAATTGAACAGGCAGATGAAACTAAACCTGTTGAAACTAAACCAGTTGAACAATTAAAAACTACTGAAACTAAAACTGATGACTTATCAGAAATTTCAGATTCTGTTCAAAAGCGAATTGATAAATTAACTCGTAGATACAGAGAAGCTGAAAGAAGAGAACAAGCAGCTGTAGATTTTGCAAAAGGTTTGCAGAAAAAATACACAGACTACGAAAAGAAATTTGATACTGCTGATGGCAACTACTTGAAAGAATTTGATGCAAGAGTAAATGCTCAAAGAGAACAAGTAAAAATAAAGCTTAAAGCAGCTATTGAAGCCAATGATCCTAATCTGATCATGGAAGCTAACGATGAGTTAACGCAATTAGCTGTTCAAAAAGAAAAAGCTAAATTGCAAATGGCTGATCGTGAGATAAGATCTAAACAGCTTGAAGAACAAAAAATTCTTGAAGTTGAAGAAGCTAAGACAAGAAAAGAAAACGTTGTTATACCCAGACCTAGCGAAAAAGCTAAGGAGTGGGCCACTAAAAATACTTGGTTCGGGGATGATAAAATCATGACCCAAGCCGCCTTTTCAATCCATGAAGAACTAGTTGGCAGTGGTGTTGAAGTAGAGAGCGATGAGTATTATAATGAGATAAATAAACGTATGAAGGGACATTTTCCTCATAGGTTTGTTGTTGAACAAGAACAACGTAAGCCCGTCCAAGTTGTTGCTTCCGCTGGAAGAAAACAAGAGGGACGCAGAACTGTGAGACTCACCAAATCACAAGTTGCTATTGCTAAAAAATTAGGGGTGCCACTAGAAGAATACGCTAAATACGTGAAGGAGGCAAATTAGTATGAGCGATAAGGAAAATAAAAGATCTTCACGCGCGTCCGAAGAATTTAAGGTTGATAGAAATAAACCTTGGGCGCCACCATCATCTCTGGATGCACCACCTGCGCCAGACGGCTATGTCCATAGATGGATCAGAGTCGAGTCAATGGGTTTTCAAGATACTGCAAACGTATCTAAGAAAATGAGAGAAGGTTGGGAATTTGTTAGGTCCGAGGAAATTATAAGTAGATTCGGAAAAAACCAATATCCAATTATCCATGACGGTAAGTACGCAGGGTTGATCGGGGTTGCTGGCCTAGTGTTGGCTAGGATACCAGAAGAGATTGTTAAATCACGCGCAGAGTATTTTAAAAAAATTACTCAAGAAAGAATTCACGCGATTGATTCTGATCTGATGAAGGAACAACGACCTGAGATGCCTATTAATATTAATAGACAATCTCGCGTAACTTTTGGTGGTGGAAATAAAAAGTAATCTTTTTATAATACTGACCAAAATAAATATAAACTATAACAAGGAGTATAAAACAAATGGCAAACTTACTAGAAAAATTTGGTCTTAGACCATCTAGACAGTTAAACGGCAGCCCATTTATTAATGCTCAGAACAGATATAGAATATCAGCTAACAATACAACTGCGATTTTCCAAGGAGATTTAGTTATACCAACTACTTCTGGAACAATCACAAGATATGTTGCTGGGACTACTACTACTGTTGTGGGTGTATTCAATGGTTGCTTTTATACAGATCCAACGACTCAAAAACCGACTTGGAAAAATTATTATCCAGCAAGCACAAATGCTTCAGACATTACTGCATTTGTAATTGATGGTCCAGACACGGTATTTGAAATCAATTCTAGCGGCACAATAGCCGTTACGGGTCTGTTTTCGAACTATGACGTAATAAACGTAACAGGTAACACTCAAACTGGAATATCTTATGTTCAGTTAGATGGTGGCTCTGCGAATACTACGAACACGTTACCGTTAATGGCAATTGATATATCACAAGATCCGCAAAACAGTGATACAGCAGCTACTAACGCTAACATAGTTGTGAGAATAAACAATCACTTCTACAAACAAAACCAAACAGGTCTATAAAATAGGAGAATAAAACTATGGCTATATCACGTTCACAGCTAGTTAAAGAACTAGAGCCAGGATTGAATGCACTATTCGGCCTGGAATATAACAGATACGATAACGAAGACGCAGAAATCTTTGTAACAGAAACTTCAGATCGAGCTTTCGAAGAAGAAGTTATGTTATCAGGATTCGGCACAGCGGAAGTCAAACAAGAAGGTGCTCCAGTAGTATTTGATAATGCTACAGAAGCATACACTTCTAGATACACTCATAACACGATTGCTTTAGCATTCGCGATTACTGAGGAAGCTATTGAAGATAACTTGTATGATAGACTTGCTGCGAGATACACTAGAGCATTGGCAAGATCAATGTCGCAAACTAAGCAAACGATTGCGGCTAACATCTTAAACAATGGTTTCAGTGCTTCTTACACAGGTGGTGATGGAAAAGCTTTATTAGCTTCAGATCATCCTCTTGCTAACGGTGGAACGTTTAGAAATATACTTTCTACTGCTGCTGACTTATCAGAAACATCACTTGAGCAATCTCTAATCGACATTGCTGCATTTGTAGACGAAAGAGGTCTAAAAGTTGCTCTACAAGGTAGAAAATTGGTAATTCCTAAAGAATTACAATTTACTGCTGAGAGAATCTTGAGAACACCTTTATCAACTACTCCAGGTGGTTCTAATGCGTTCGCGAAAAACGACATCAACGCTATGTTAAATATGGGAATGATCCCAGAGGGTTACAGAGTTAACCACTTTTTAACAGACACTGATGCATTTTTCATCATGACTGACGCACCAAATGGATTAAAACACTTTGTAAGATCGCCAATCAAAACGGCAATCGAAGGTGATTTTGATACTGGAAACGTTAGATTCAAAGCTAGAGAAAGATACAGTTTCGGCTGGTCTGACCCTAGAGGAATCTTCGGTTCTGCAGGAGCTTAAGAACTAATTATTATACTGGGGTGTTATTTACACCCCAGTATATCTAATGTAAAATAAAATTATGAAATCAGACGTTAAACCAGTCGTACTAGCTTCAAATATAACTGCACAAGTTTTATGGGCAGGTCCTACAAGATTAAGAGGATATACTATTCAATCAACAGGCGTTTCTGGAACAGCAATTATTAATGGTTTAAGTGATTCAGCTACTGTTTCTTCTTCAACTAACACACAAGTTTATATCCCAGTACAAATTGGCGCTGGATTAACACAAACATTTACACTTCCAGAAGACGGAGTTTTATACGCAGAACGTAATGGTACTGGTATAGTAGATGGTGTTGGTGTTACTGCAAATACTTCTGCATTAATCATAACTCTATATATAGATAAATAGTATTAAAATGGCTGGCTTTG